GTGCTCTTTGCCAAGCGGGAAACCATCCTCCCCGCCCCTGAATCCGCCCACGCTATCCGGGGGGCCATCGACGAGGCTCTGCGGTGCAGGGAGAGCCGCGAGGCCAAGACCATCCTTTTCGGCCTCACCGGTACCGGGTACTTTGATATGACCGCCTATGAGAACTATCTCAGCGGAAAGATGAGCGATTCCATCCCCACCGATGCCGACCTGCAGAAGGGTTTCGACAGCCTGCCAAAAATCCCCCAGAACGAGGGTATTTGAGGCTTTACAGCAAAACTTTAGGTTGGTTTATGCTGTTGTAATATGCAGATTTTAAAGTCCTATGATTTACTGTACCTATTGGGCCGCAACAGATACAAAGAGGACGACGGAAATGCGTGGAGTTACCCGGCAATCGGTGAAGGGAAAACTCAAGGGAAAATGATCACTTCCTCAAGAGGTTTAGACCTTCCCACTTGCCGCTGCCTTCCCTTTGTGGTATAGTCAAGAAAAGGAGGTTGGTATAAATGGGCTTTTTGTTGTCAAAAAAGGGTAGTCTAATCAGCGATTATTTCTTGCTTCTCGACGATGTCGGCCAGTTAAAGGGCGGAAATATGGTAGACTTGGCGCTCTACGATGACCACCTTGAGCTTTCTGCACCTATGTCACCAACTCCTATCTCTCTCTCCTATACGCAAATAACGGATGTATACCACGGAATTGAAACTGAAATCAAGGAAAAAAATAAATCTGTGATAGGCCGGGCGCTTGTTGGTGGTCTGCTGTTCTCCGGTGTTGGTGCTGTCGTGGGAGCTATTAGCGGGGCCGGAACAAAGCAAACAAAGACCAATAAAACGGTATTTATTATCAGCTATACAGCATCTAGCGGCGAAGATGCCTTTTTAAAATTTGAAGATACCAGACACTACAAGGGCACAAAAATCAATAAAAAGCTCAGAGAGCTTTGCAAGATATCTGAGCTCATTATTACAAATCTTTAAGTCGATTGTTTGGAGTTCTCAGGTCACCAATTATAGAATAGAGAGGGCCGCCCATGACGGGCGACCCTCCTTATTTATACCTGTCCGTTTTTTAGATTTGCCTCGGCCAGCAGAAGTAATTTCCGAATCTCTGGCTTATTCACAACGGCACGCACGGATTCCATCATCGTGTCTACTTTTGCTTTAACGACCGGCTCATTGTAAGCCGTCACAATTTCCAGCCGGGCAATCTCCAAGTCAGAAACGTCGATATCGGCATAAGCAGGCATGTCCTCCGGAATGCACATGCTTACAAAATCATACTGTTCCCGAAGGGCCTCTTGTCGCGCCAGTTCCCCGCAATTTACGAGCCGTTCGATATTGGTCATTCTGTGCACAATTCTGTCCATTTCCTCAGTTCTTGCGGGCAGCTCATAGGTTTTTCCGTTGATTTTTACAGTGTACTTCATTATATTTTCTCCTTTGAATTTTATTTTGAGTAGGTCACCCTCCGGTAACTAGCGACATTCCTTGCCGATTCGTTTCTTCGTCGATTCTAGGCTTGAGGAAACGTGCCGCTTCTCTCGGCTTGAACTCGATGTCAACCTTTACGCGCTGCGGTGCGGCGCTTTGCCCCTGCTCCTGCTGGCCTGTCTGAGCATATGCACGGTGAGCGACGAAGGGATCTGCATAGGCCGCAGATGGTGTCATTGCTGCGGTGGCAACGGTGACGCGCTGTTCCATACTCGGCATAGAGTTTTGAAGTGTCCTTAATATGCGGTTTCGACTAGCCGTTAGGCTTATCCCGCCTTCCCCTCCTCCGGATTCCATAGGAGCTGCGCCCCCCCCCACCGAAGCAGGAACCGGAACGGCGGCGCGTGCTGCTTTTGGTGTGGCCGTTTCAACCTCTACAGAGCCTCCGCCAAATATAGCGGACGGGATTTGAGAAATCCAGTCTAGCAAGGTTTTTACTGCATTGGGGATAGTTTCTGTAAAAAAAGTTACGATACTATCCACCCAATCCGCAACTGTATTTTTTATATCCTCAAAGAAAGATATGACTGCATTACGGAAATCCTCGTTTGTGTTCCATAGGGTTAAAAGTGCCGTAATCAGGCTCCCGATCAGAGTTATAACTAGAACAATCGGGTTCGCATTCATGGCCGTGTTCAGTCCAGTTTGTGCTACAGTCGCTCCAGTAACTACAGCCTTCAATGTCGTTAAAGCTGCGCTCACTGTTTCTATAAGAGTCGAAATCGCTATAGCACCCTTGTATATAACCACAGCCGCCGTTACTGCTGCGATCGCAGGGGCTAGAGCTTTAAAGATATCAACCAAATTCCCCAGCGAATCCAGTAGGGAGTCGACATCAATACCAGAGATAAAATCTGCGATCTTGGTTCCTATCTCCGAAATAGCAGGGGCAAATTTTTCTAAAAGAGCATTTTTAACATCAGCTATAGTTTCACCAACCTTTGCCATAGCTTCGTCCAATGCCACCTGATTTTCCCGTGCTTTTATGACCGACTCATTATTCTCTTCGAATGATTTTGCCGCCTTTGAATATGTACTAGAAAGAGTATCCGCTATAAGCTGATTTCTTTGGGCCTCAGTGGATAGCTCCGACAGTTTTGCGTTAAACTCGTCCTCAGAGATTCCCGCCCAGTTGAGGGCATCCGCCAAGACTCCCGTAACTTCTCCTGTTTTTGCTGTTTCGTTGGCGGCTTCGATTAGCCCCTCAATGGGTAGGGCGTCACCGAAGGTGCCGTACACTCCAGCGGCAATTTCTGCCCATGTAGCTATGTCCGATTCGTCTTGCGCCAGTGTTGCTAACAGTTGGGATGCTTCGGTAGCTGTGTCCGTGTCCCCCAGGATTTTATAGAACTCAGTATAAGATTGCTTTGCGGCTTCCGAACTTAACCCGGCCGCCTCAAAGGCGGTGTCTAGCTTCCCCTGGGCTATTCTATATTCCTCTGTTGTTTCGTCCAGATTCCAGATTGCACCCGCAAGATCCGTCAATCCACCGATAGCTGTTTGAACTCCATTTGAAATCAGGTCACCAATCGCAACCCCTTTTGCAGTGTCCGACAATTTACTAAGTGACGAGCCAAAGCTATCAGCATCTTTTTCCGCGTTTTCAAATGTGTCAGACAATTTTCCGACGGATTCGGCGGATTTTTTTGCTTCTTTACCTAAATTATCAAATTCTTTTTTTATATCGCCTGTATCAAATTCTACACCCAACTTTACAGTACCGTCGTTTGCCAATGCTACACCTCCTTTGCGAAATAATTAAGCTACATTAAAAGTTTGAAATAATTTCTTCCGTCAGTTCTTCCCAGCGTCGGCTCATAGTCTCGATATAAGCAGGCGCGTCTCCTTGTCCGTGCACCTGTCCGCTGCAATAGTCCGCAATAGAGGACAGCGCATCCCAGCTTCGCATAATCTCTCCTTGCCCATTTCTGCATTGCTGGCAGAGCATGTAGAGCGTCCTACGTCCGGCTGGGTCATCCATTGTATCAGCCGTTTCTTTTGCGTACTTTGCCACAAAGCGAAGCATCGTCGGATTATCGTTGTACTTATCCAAAAGTCCAAAATAATCATCTGGGGTCAAGATTCCACTTTTAAGAAGGTCTAACCCATTTTGATCGATAGACTCTGGTTCTACACGGCCGGATGCGTTCACCTCCGCTTCCAGCGCCTTCTTTAATTCTGTCCGCTTTCGATCAAACTCTTTCCAAACGCGGGACTCTGTTACTTTAAATGCGTGCTCCGCTCCTTGCCACTTTGCCTTTGCTACCTCCTGGAGTAAAGCGTTTTCTCCCGCATATTGCTCTTTGCGCCATACCTGGGTCGCCGCATGGGCTTTTGTGGCCGCCTGGAGGCCGTTCCATGCCTCTATGTATTCCTGGCGTGCCTTCTTAAACGCGGTATCAAGGTCTTTTGCAAAATGGTTATATTTACTCATAAGTCCCTCCATTGTATTCTTTCAGCGCGTCGCAAAGGGCGCTCGCCTCGGCGTCAGTCAACTGCAAGCCTTTGAGTGGGGTCTTGCTTCCGTTCCCGTCCTGCCGCCACACGCGCACATCAAGACGGGGTTCTCTGTTGTTGAAAGAAACTACATTCAACTCCCTGGAGTAGTCGCCGCTTTCGCTCAATGTGGCGATATGCTCCATAATCCTCACTTCAAATCTGTTATTCAGCATTTAAACCACCTCTTTTCTGTTGCAGAAAGTCCATAGGGCGCAATCTTCACCGCAGATCAACCGCCCAGGAAGGGGGCATACCTTCCCTGCCGTCGGCGGTTTTCCGTCCATAATACCACACCCAATCTCCCTATAGCGGGCGCACCTATCAGAGCAAAATCCCTGAGTACTTTTGCTGAATGGGCAACGCTTAGACGTTCCCCTCTTAGGTTCCAGTGTGGCGGGCTGGTGCCTCTCCAGTCGTTCGTATGCGCTCGCGGGGAATGTCCCGCATGAAGTGACCATATCCGGCTCGTACTCGATGCAGGCCCCAGTCCGGCGAAATCGTCGCCCATGCTTGTCCACTTCCCATCCAATGCTTTCCAAATTAAAACATCCTTTCTATTCGATTTTACAATTAGGATCATGTAATCTAATAAATTCTTTGCATCCTTGATAATGTCCGATTTCTCCTGTGGGGCGCGGTCTATTGGAAAATGCTACCCACTCCGCCCCCTGGGTGTACCAGTTACTTCCGAGGGAGGGGGGGGGCTAATTTGACCCTCCTTTTTTATGTGCTCAAAAATGCGTGATTTCTCTAGCTTCGCTCGGGGTTCGCGCTCCTCTCTTGAGTTATCTAAATAGCCGGGCCAGATCCTCGGCCAGCCGCTTCCCGTGTCGTAGCTGGTATCGGGAAAGCCGGATCAAATGCCGCTGATAGGTGCTCTCGTGCATCCATTTCGGTTTACCTGGACGGAAACGAACAAATGAAAAGCCATCAACCGGCCACGGCGGAAGGTTCAGGTATTTTTTTACATAGTTCATTCCATTCCAATAGTCAACCATGCTGTCCTTTGTCTGCTGCTGGCTTTTGTAATTCAGCTTTGCACATTTCCGGCACAAGAAGCCTTTCCGCCCGGCTACATACAGATAGCGCACTCTCGCGCCGCATCCAGGGCAAAGAAAAAAGGTCTGTTGCCCGCCGTAGCCGTTGGCTTTGTGGGATAGCCTGATTTTGTATCCTCTTGGGGGGAATATCTCGCAAAGGTCATTGTCCTGGTAAATGTCCAGGTATTTCCCGCCGCAGAATATCCCTCCCCATGCGTGGGTGTGCTTTAACTCAAAGCTGTCTATGCGCGGCATCTGCTCCGCCTGCTCATGGGTTTTATTCCACCCTCCATTATTGCAGCGAAAATACACTTTTCCCCTCCTGATTGCTTTTATGCCTAAATACTATGTAAAGATTGTAAAGATGCAAAGTATCCTCCTCTTTCAAAACCGCCAGAAAACGGCGAAATGCGCCAATTCACATATAGGCCCTCAGTCTCCTTGATATCCTGGGGTGACGCAGGGCCCGCAGGGCTGCCGCCTCCAGCTTGCGAACCTCCTTCTCCGGTACGCCGGTAGCCGTCGAGATCTCTGCCGTGGTTTGGTTGAGCCAGTACCGCCGCCGGATTTCCTCTTTCTGGCCCTCTGGCAAGCCCTCCACGGCTCTGTGAAGGGTATCCCATACTCCAACACCCTCCAGGGCTTCCGTTGCCTGTGGGTCTGGTATCACGTCGGCCAGGGTGAGCGGTTCGCCCTCTCCTTCGTCGAGCGGGGCGTCTATGCTGACGGCGGAGAAAATGGGGTCACGCTTCTGCTTTTCGCTCCGCCGCCCCTCCGCCTCACTGAACGCCGATTTTACCGGGTAAGTGAGGTAGGTAACAAACCGGAATCCCGCCGACGGGTCATAGGCCCTCACGGCCTCCAGGAAGCCCAGAAAGCCCGCTTGCATAAGGTCGTCCAGCGTGACACCCCCGGCCCCGTTTGTGACTCTCAGGCGCTTGTATGCCATATCATGCACCAGCCGCCGCACCTGCCCCCAAAGTTCCATGAGCTTGTCCCGCTCGCCCGCTCGGATCGCCGCCGCCAGTTCTTCATTACTCATTGCCTCGCCGCCCCTTTTGTGGTAGAATGTGGGTGACAAGCTCACATACTACCATGCCGGGGCCGCTCTCATTCGCTGGGGGCGGTTCTTCTATTAGTTCGCGTCCGATTCAAAGAAAAGGATTGCTCCGGGCTGCTCCTCGAAAATCTCGCAGTTCGTCAGGCCCATTGCTCTGATTTCGCGGTCGCCGTCGGCCAACTCCACCAGGGCAAGGCAGGCGACGGGCTGCGCTGTCCCTCCGTCATAGGCATACATGAGGTTAGAGGGGGCGGGGATAATCTGAATAATCGTTTCGTTCATGGTTCAGTTCTCCTTTTTTATGTGTGAATTTTTGTGCATTTCCATCCAGTCCTCAAGGCGCTGCGTCACCAGCCAGCCGGAGCGGTTGCGCCTATGGAACACGGTGGGCGCTCCATCCTGAAACCGCTCTGCGTCCCGGACGGCCTGCGCCATAGCCTCCGGTACATTCAGCCGCTCGTTGCGCTTGCACTCGATATGTACGCCGGGGAGGCCGGACAAGTCCGGCACTTCCCCATAGCTCTGCGCCCGGCCCGGCTGCACGTCGTAGCCGTATCCCTGGAGTATGCGGGCAAGCTCCAGCTCACCCGCACGGCCCTTGCGCTGGCTTGCCCTACCCATTGGAATCTCCATTCAGCTCATTGCTGATCACCTCCAGGTGCTCCGCAATTTCCTCCAAAGCCTGCGCAATCTTCACTAATGCGTTGTATGTAGCATCATTCATGGTTTCGCTGTCTCCCTTGCTTTTTGTCCTGCGCATCTTGTGGAAATCATGGAAATGATGGAATTTATGCCGCATCATTTCCATTGTTTCCATCGTTTCCAGCTATAGCCGGGTTAATAAAATATGCTATCTGAGTCCGATTGTTATACCCCACATCGGTTTCAACTTCCTGGAGGTATCTGCGCTCTACCAGGATATTTAAGGCTGCTGTCATGTCCTCCACTTTGCCAAATTTTCCGCGGCACAGCCTGGTTAGTTCTGAGCGGGTCACCCTGTTTAGCCGGACAGCAGACAGCCGCTTTAGAATATACTTTGCATCCGCTTGGCTTTCGTTTGCCCCCATGAGCTGATAGGCGGCCTCTGCGTGGCCGGAAAAGAACTCCCCGAGACTTGTAGCTGAGGCCATAGTTTCCGCGCTTATGGGGGAGTCTGTGGGCGGCCCCAGGCACTCCGCTGCGTGCATCAGCGCCGCGATACGGACAACGGCCCCGGTCAATTTGCCGCCCCAGTCCCGCATGAACTCCCACTCGTTGCCCAGCTTCTTTTCTATGTACGCCTGGTAGCTCTTGCGCACCTCGTCGGCCCCCACCTTGCGGATTGTGTCACGGGAGACTCCGGCGTGTTTGGCGATTTCTTCATCAGTATGGATTGGTTTGCCTTTTTCAGATTTCTGTAAAGGGCTACTATGCTGGTTTATGCCTGCTTCCATCCGCTCCTTCGCCTTTGCCGCTACCAACGGCTTCAGCACCAGTGCCAACTCACCTCGCTGGAAGGGGATCAGATTGCGCCGTCCGAACTGATTTTTGATGATCCAGATCTTGACTTCGTCCCGGTCGAAAAACTTCATCTCAATCATTTTTACCGACAAAAAGAAAAGGCATGAGAACAGCGTCAAAACTGTTTCCCATGCCTCTAATCGGCTAACCCTTGTGGGCGGTACTCATGCCTATTTCTTTTTATGTATTATACCATATAAGGGAGGGATAGTACAAGTGTTTTATTCGCTCTGACAAGGTTTTTCAGGCTTTTTAGTGGTCAAATAGATGTGCTTAAATGGGGGGTGACGATCACTTTTCCGAACCTTATCCGGCTTTATAAAGCCACGCACAAACGCGCAAATGACTCTTGCCTCTTCGTCTTCTGCTTCGGTATAGGCTATTGTGATCTTCACCGTGCGGCCTCCTTCTCTGCTCCTTGTTTCCAGGCTTCAATCATCCAGGCCCGGAAAGCCTCGGCAAATTTATGTACGCCCGCGTTATCTTCATGACGGGCCATAAGTTCATCCAGCTTGTCCAGGTCTATCTCCAGAATAGCGCGGTCTTGCTTTAATCCGTCCTCATAAGAGAAATTGAAAGCCTCCACCCAGGCGACGGTAACCCCCTTCTCCTTCTCTGAAAGCGCCCGGCCTACAAGCCGCTCCTGGTCGGCGATAAACGCTTCCGGCGTGGTGGGGAAACGAATCATTTCCGCTTGCCCCCTTCCAATTTTCTACCAGAAAGACAGGCAACCACGGAATCAAGCGTTTTCCGGGGACGCTTCCGCTGGTTCAGCAGGGCGGTAAGCTGTGCAAAGTTGGGGTATTTCTCCCTAAGAGCATTTTCTTTCATTGCTGTACCCCCTTACCCACCAGAACCTTTTCATGTACCAGTGCAACCGTCAGAATATGCCGTATAAATTCCTCTGTATTGTTCCTATTCAGGATGCAGAGAATTTCACCCTTCATCTGCTCTTTTTGATTTTCCATGCTTGCATCCTCCTTCACCCTTTGGTACAATGGGAGGCGGACACAGCCGTTGTACTCTGTTCCGCTTTGCCGTCCCCGGTGTTAGTAGCGCCGGAGGCGGCTTCTTTTATGCGTTCTTCCAGAGCAGCCAGGGCGCGGCGATACGCCTCCACCTTGTTCTCCTCATCCTTGCCGATGTAGATGCTACACCGGCTAATGCTACCCGTCTCAATGTTCATTGATGCATAGGTTTCGCCGGGGTGTCCCGTGTAGACGGTCACACAGTCACAGGCTTCTCCAGGATCCAGGTGCGCCCCGCAGAGGGGACAGGTTCGATAATAGCTCACTACATTCACTCCCTTTTGCAGTAACTCAGGAACTGTTGCGCCGTAAATCGCTTTTGTCAGCAGATCAACGTGAAAGCGGGCGTTGCTTCCGGCCAGTTCTAATTCGTGGATGGAACTCTTTCTGGTTATCATCATTATTCCTCCTTGCGAGCCGTTGGCAAGGATGGTATAATATCCCTGCGCGGCCCGGTGTGTATTCTTCCTTGCGGGTCGTGCTGCCGTCCCTGGTGCTGCAATCACTGGGGGCGGCTTTTTATGCTTTGGGTTAATGGGTTGACCCTGGTTGAGACTGGAACCAAACTTTTTCTATATTGATTTTTATTTTCCTCATGTATGAAAAGTTATGTATTAGGTTCAACCTGACTCAACCCAATCCTTCAACAGCTTGCAGCATAAGGGTTTCCGTATTTCTCCGCCAAGTTTAGCCTCAACCCAACATAAGAATATTTTCCCTTCGGCTGGATCTTGGAGAATCCCGCTTCCATCATAGCCGCTGAAAAATCGTTCTCGCGGCGCACGTAGTCCCCAGCGTCGTTGGCCCAGTCCTTATATTCCAAGTAGAGATCGCGGGCACCGACGCGGGCGTTCGGTTCTCTGATGCATCTTTCTTCAATGAAGTTCTCCAGCCAGTTTTCCCGTGCCCGGTATTGCTCTGTTTCCTGCGCCACTGCATCGGGTATATCCAGTTTGAAGTTATTGCGGATGAAGTTCATTGCCCCTTGAATTGTCCAGGCCAGAATTATAGGGCCTGCCTGCTCCACAAGCACATCCGCATAGTTCTGAACTCCTCCATTCTGCGGAATTACCGCATTGAAGGGAACGATGGTCAGCCGCCGCCATGTACCGTTGTCGGTACTGCCCACACGGGGCAAATGGTTTGTGAATAATACAAGGGTATGGGATGGGGTAAAATCCTCCGGTGCACGGTATTTCTGCTCTGCACGGATAATATCTGTGCTTGCGATCCGCTTCACCGTGGCGACGGATAGCCGCTTACCCTCCTCTAATTCCCCAGCGATCACCAGCCGTTTCCCGCGCAAGGTCGCCAGCTCCGGCCCCCTGTTCTGCCGATCTGTCGTAAGGGTTTCAATGTCTATATGACCGGAATAGTCACCTAGAACGGCTCCCAGCGCATTAAAGAGGGTGCTTTTTCCGTTCCGCCCGCTGCCGTTGGCAATGATCAATCCCTCGTGAAATACCTTTCCGATAGAGGCCATGCCCGCTACAAGCTGGAGAAACCCGGCGAGGGAGCGGTCGCCGCAGGTAACCGTATCAAGAAATTGCATCCACATCTCCATCCCCTGGCTGCCCGGAGAAACGGCGGTCATCTTTGTGCACCAAAGGAAGGGGCTGTCAATCCCGTGCGGCCTCATCTCCCCGGTTTTCAGGTCTACCACGCCGCTGGGTGTGTTCAGCAAAAACGGGTCGGCGTCCAGCTTGTCCGCTGGAATCACAAGGTCATGCTTTGCAAGCTCCAGTATGCCGCCAATCCGCGCCGCTCCTCTGGAGCGCAGGGCGTGAGTATGGTAGGCTCTGGCTGCGTTGACGGCTTCCTTTGCCTTCTTCAATGCCTCCGCCGCCCCTTCTTCCTTTGAGGCCACAAGCGCCTTTGCCTCGGCCTCCGCATGTAAGGAGGTGCTTAATTCCCCCAGCGCATCCAGCAGCATCTCCTCAGTCAGCTTGACGGCCTTCTCCGCCGCCTTGTGGTCGTTTGCTTCCCACTTCCTCCCATTCCACCAAAGCCACCCAAGAGCGTCCGTATAGGCCAGCAAACCACGATACCAGACAGAAAAGCGGTTCGCGTTGCCAGCGTCCGAGAAGTCAGGCGGCATTACGTCGAATGGTTCGCTCACTCTCTCACCGCCTCCCGGTAAAGGCCGTAAAGGTCAAGGTCTACCACCTGCTTGTCCGCCTTACCAATGTCCAGCACTTCATAACCCCTCTCGGCATAGGCCCGGACGATTAGCTCCTTGCTGCTCTGGCCGACGAGCTGTGCCGCCTGGAGTTGCTGCTTGGCAAGGACAACGGACTCCTCCGATTCCTCCCCGGTGCGCAAATCCCTGATGCGGACGGGGAACGCTCTTAGGTAAATGCTCATTGTGGTTCTCATAATGCTACCTCCATAGATTCATTTTTCCGTACCCACTCTGCCAGCCCCTCCCGGCTCACCCGCACGCGGTGTCCAATTCGGATAACTGGGAATCCTGCTACATGGGTCAGGTTGTACGCTGTCTTGGTGCTGATCCCCAGCTCCTCCGCCATTTCAGCCACAGAGAGGGTTAGCCGCTGCACTCGCTCGGTCATGTTCTCACCTCCTCGATCAGTTCGGCTACCGGGACGCCCAGTCCCAGTGCCAGCTTGCCCGCTGTCTTAGGCTCACAGGTTCCCCGCCGGATGATGGTGCTGATGTTCTGCCGGGAAATTCCACAGCTTTCAGACAGCGCCGCTTTGGTCATTCCCCGTTCAGCCAGCAGGGTTTCGATTTTCGTTGTGCTGATGTTCATTAGCTCACCTCCGAAAAGTTCTTTTCAAGAACATTATAACACACATTTTGTTATCGTCAAGAACATTTTAAGTTTTTGTTGATTTTTTGTTCCTATCAGGATACAATTAAATAAAGGAGGTGGTTGTATTGGAATCTATTAAGTCAGCACGCAAGCATCGAGGCTGGACGCAGGAACAACTAGCTAATGCGATTGGTGTAAAAAGATCTGTAATCTCTAAGTATGAAAGTGGAAGCATAAGCCCATCAATGGATACACTTCGTAGCATAGCAAATGCACTCGGTGTCAGTACGATTTCATTAATAACGGGCGAAAAAGAGTTTTCTTCTTTTGTACGCATCGCAGATGACGGTCTTTTGCAGTTAATGAAACAAGATTATGAATCTGATAAAGACTTTTATTCCGCTTTTTTTGACAAGAAAATTTCCTTTTTGGTAATAAATGATGATACCGATAGACGATTGATGGAAGCATACCTTGCATTAAACACTAACGGTCAGCAGAAAGCCGTAGAGCGTGTAGAAGAACTAACCGAGATACCAAAATACCAGCGCCAGCCGCCCCAGGACGCGCCCACCGCCCCATCCGAGGGCAAGGACACCACCCCACCCGAAAGCCCGTCAGAGGGGCCGCAGGAGGGCGAATAGAAGGGTGTCCCCAATAGCCCCCCTGTACGGCGTTTCACCGTACCATAAAACAACTCTGACATTTTGTCAGAGTTATTTCCCTCAAAAGGGGCACAAATCCCGCCCCCTATCTCCGGATTTTCGCGGATTTCAACCTGCTCAAAAATGAGCGGGCTCGCCAGGATGGGGTGGTGAAACGCCCCCGCTATCTTGCAGGTCATGGACAAAATGTCCTTGATTTTACTACGGAAAAAATGTTTTCTGGGATGAGCATATCTTTCGCAACTTTCCGCGAAAACCAAATTTCTGATAAATAGTTCTTGAAAAGAGAAAATAGCTGGCCCGGCGAATTGCCGGGTCAGGGGTTGCATATCTGCAACTCCTTGCTATGGGACAGGGGTCGCCACAAGGTCAATATTATTGACTTCGCCCGCTCGGTGGAGGCCGACGGAAAATTCCGTCTGCTAACCCGTCATGGACAAAGAGGTAACTGGACATTTTGTCCACTTACCAACACGGAGAGCCGACGTCAAAACGATTTCGGTTGAACATGTTAATTGTCTTAAATGCCTTTTGCTCATTTTTGAGCGAAAGTACGGAGGCCGACCGGCCTAAGACATCGCAGGAGGGCAAATAGGTGGGGTCTGCGAATCACCGACTAATGGGTTGCGCGGTATACCCTATTGGGGATAGCTCCTGTCGCATTTCACGACGCCAGCGGTAGCGGTAGGGGACGCGAATCCCGCCCCCCTAGCCCCAGATTTTCGTTGGCAAGGGGTCGCCAAAGCAGCGACCCCCATACAACGGAAAAAGCTCCTTCACCCACAATGGGCGAAAGAGCCATAAAAGAAACCGCCGTCGATGCTGCGAACATCGACGACGGCAAGCAGTACAAAATACCCAGGCTACCAACCAAAGGCACCAGACTGCCCATTTATAATATCATAAATCGGGCTGTGGTGCAAGCTGAGAAAGGAGCGCATCATGGCAAAAAGAGCAGCGCAGGGAGCTGGCACCATCCGCAAAAAGACGGTGATCCGCAACGGGAAAGAATACACCTATTGGGAGGCCAGGATAACCACAGGCCGGGACCCAGGCACAGGGAAGCAGGTACAGCGGTCTTTCACTGGCAAGACGCAGAAGGAGGTCCGGGAGAAGATGCAGGCGGCGGCGGTGGCCGTCAACACCGGGACATACATCACGCCGCAAAAGATGACCGTGGGCCAATGGCTGGACACCTGGGCAAAGGACTATCTGATCGGCGCAAAGCCCGCCACAGCGACCATCTACAAGAACAACATCAAAAACCACATCAAGCCTGCCCTGGGTGCTGTGGGCCTCTCTGACCTGCACCCCCACATGGTACAGCAGTTTATAAACGGCATGGAGCTGTCCTCGGCCTCCATCCGTCTTGCTTATAAGGTTCTACATATGGCGTTGGAAAAGGCCGCCAAGCTGGAGTACATACCCAAGAACCCCGCCGCCGGGAGCGAACTGCCAAAGCTGGAGCAGAAGGAAATACACCCGTTGGACGATCAGCAGGTGGCCATACTCCTGAACTCTGCAAAGGGCGAGGATATAGAGCATCTAATCACTGTGGCCCTGTTCACCGGCTGCCGCCTCTCGGAACTGTTGGGCCTCACCTGGGACGCCGTGGACTTCCAAAAGGGCACCATCACCATCAACAAGCAGCTTGCCCGTACCAGATACAGGGCAAACACTCCCTTTGCCTCACCTAAAAATGGAAGGTGTCGAATCATCACCCCGGCGGCTTCCGTTCTAAATATCCTGCGCCGCCAGTGGCGGAGACAAGCCGAAATGAAACTAAAGGCCGGGGTATTATGGGCGAATCCATACAACCTTGTCTTTACAGACGAGGCGGGCGGTATATTTGATCATAACCGGGCAGGCAGGCATTTCAAGTCTATCTGCAATGCTGCGGGGCTTGTGGGTGTTCGTTTCCATGACCTGCGTCATACCTACGCTGTTAGCGCCATTCGGGCGGGCGATGATATCAAAACCATACAGGGCAATCTTGGACACGCTACGGCATCCTTTACCCTAGATAGATATGGACACTTCACTGAGCGCATGAGAGAGGACAGCGCCGCCCGTATGGAGGGGTTTATAAAGGCCGTGTTTGGTCTGTAA